TTTTTATCCTATCAAATTCCAATTCGTCAAATCCATAATAAACAATTACGTTTGTTTTGTCTTTTATATTTTCAAGGTATTTGTAAAATGGTTCCGTTTTTAATTTAGCCGTACACAAAATTTGTCTATTGTGAATATTTACAAATGTTTTTGCCTTTATGCACACGTCAAATTGTGAAGGAATGTCATTTTCATTATCAATCCCGTCAACATTAGCAAATGTTATAAAACTACCTAAATGATCCGCAATTTCTTTTTTAAATCTTTTGATGTCTTGTTTTTCAAATCTTGGATTTATATTGTGGTTTAACAAAATAACTTCATCGTTTGGATGATTTTTTTTAACATTATACGCAGTAATTGCGGAAGCATTTCCCCCAGAGTAACAAATGATATGTTTCATAGATCTAATTTTGGATTTTTTATGTTATTCAAAAATTCATCAACTTTCCTTTCGGCTTGTTTGGATTTTTCCAAGACACCACGATCACGTGTTCGGAAATACTCTTTTTGCAAATCACGCATTTTTAAAACCATTTTTTCAAATTCATTCATATTATTCAAATTTGTGTTGTTTTTCTCTTAATTCCATAAACTTGGCGCGCGCAACTTTGTTTTGTGCTACATTCAAAACATCTTTCGATTTGATTCGCTTCAACGCTTCCGAAATTTGGTTTGACCTTACTTCCGACGGCGCGTGTTTATATCTTGACTTTGTGAATTCACGGACATCATCTTTCAATCGCATTTCCGACGCCATCAAATCTTGATCACTTATGTTTTCAAAATCTTCCGGTTTCAACAATCCTTTGTCCAATAAATATTGTTTGACGAAAGTCCAAAACGAAATGTCCTTTCCGACAAAATACGCGTCCGGTTCTTGAATCAATTCATTGAAGTATTTTTCCAAATCAACTTTTTCGACTTCTTGTTCCGGCTTTTTAAACTTCAACCAATTTTTTTCGATTTCGACATTTGTCAATTTTCTTGTTTCTGAAATTTGACGAAAGGATCCATCTTTCAAAAACTTGAATTCACGCCAATGGCACATTTGCAAAAGACGATCGGAAACGCGTCCGTCATACGCTTTCGCCATTTGTTCGATTGTCAAATTGGTTGTCCCGTATGTGATCCAACCTTTTTCCATCCAAAATTCGTATCGTTTAAGAAGAACGAATCGGATCACATTCAATTCATTCGCGTAATTGTGAAAGATCTTTTGTTCACCTTCATCACCAATGTCATCGATGAACAATCTTTTGACCGAAATCGCTTCGATCAATTTTTGTTGTGGATCTTCACCGTTTTTTGTCGAAACATAAATTTGGACAAGATCTTTCGCGGTGACACGTTTGAATAAATTTTGACCATTGTGGATTCTTTTGAAACGATGATTGATCACATCAAAGAAAAACGATTTTCCTTGTCCATATTTTTGATTGAACGCAATGATCCCACGTCCACAATCAACGGTTTTTGTCACGTCGAAAATAATATCAAGGCAATCGGAATATTCTTTTTCAATCGTTGGACTTGTGATGAACTTTGAAACAAAAAAGTTTTCCGCTTCTTCAACAAATCCGTTGTATATGTTTTTTAAATCTGTCATAACAATTCGGCTTTTTCTTGTGGTTTATATTGGAAATTTTCCGATCCGTCACCCTTTCCGTTCAATCCGCTTTCGGATTCGACCAAATATCCGTTGAATTTTGATCCAAACAATGTTTCCGGACGAATGTATTTTTTCATTTTTGGATCATCCTTCCATTGTGCAACTTTGAAGTCGATCACTTTTTTGAAATCTGACATCTTGAATTTTTCTTTGATTCGCGCTTCAATGTCTTTCAAGTTTGATCGTGTCATTTGGAACGGCGTTTTTGACGGCTTGGTTTCATTTAAGTATTTTAAAACATCATTTGACACCGGCGCGACGGTTTCATCTGTATTTGTAAATAAATCAATATTTGTTTTATTATCTGTATTATTAAGCGGATGACTTTCACCGCTTCCGGAATTTTCCGCCCCAGATGATTGCGGTGTCGGGTTTTTTACCGTGTCGGTTTTTTTCGGTTGCGGATCCGCGTCGGGTTTTTTCGGAAACGGGTTCAAAACAATTTCCATTGAACGCCATTCACCGTTGGATTTTTTTGTTTGTTCGGTAGTTATCCAACCGGACGCGATTAATTCTTTCATATACTTAATGCGTGAATCTTTTGAACAATTCAAGTCCGTTTCGATCTTGGATGTGTAAAACGTCCAATCATCCGGTTTTGAACATAGGTAAACAAAAAGAAAACGTGCATCACGCGACATTGACGAATCATTGATCAATTCGTTGGGAACTTGTGTGAATGATTTACGAATGTTATTTTTCATCAATTAGGATTTTTAAAGATTCTTTTATTTCATCGATGATCGTTTGTTTGTTTTCAACTTCTTGGTTTTTTATTTCTTGAAATCTTTCAAACACTTTTTTCACAATGATTGATTGTTCGCGATGCGTGAAGGAATTCACGTCATCAATGATTGAAGTCAAAATCGAATTGACTTTGACTTCAATTTCTTGTTCACGGCTTTTTTTACTTGAAAACCACATCATTCAATTTGATTGAATTGTAATATTTCAACGCGTCCGGAATTCGATCCAACAATTGTTTGAAAACAACATCGTCACGGGTGATCTTGTATGTTTTCACACGTTCTTCCAAAGTATAATTTGAATTTGATGAATAAACCAAATTGCGTTCAATTTGATCGAACATTGGTTTCATCATTTCTTCAAGGCGTTGCGCTTCTTCCATCGACATCGATTCGTCGTAATATTGACGCCATAAACGTTCCTTTTCACGTTGAACCAAATGTGGCGGACAATCTATCAAAACATAACGCAACCAAAATTCATCCGCATCATACAAATCCATATATGTTCGACCTTGCCATTCATAAAGTTTTGTCCATTCCGCATTTTTAAACGTCTTTGCATCCCAACAACATTTGACGTCTTGAATGATCTTTTTTGAATCGATCTTTGTGTTGATGTCACAATGTCCGGTCAAATTTCCTTTGGTTTTTCTTTCGGTGTTTTTTGCGTAAAAATTCCCGTCCAATTCCGTCAACAAATCGATTCCAACTTCTTCACCGAAAATCCCTTTGTCAATGTATGGTGATTTGATCTTTTTGAAAAACCCTTTTTCGTTCCACAACCACGCGTCATCAATGAATTGTTTCGCCGTATCTGACAACTCAAAAGGCGCGTCGCGTTTTTCTTTCAATCGTTTCAATTCATCTTTTTGTTTGTCGGTCAATTTCCCGCCTTCACGCAATCTTGTTTCAAAATCCTTGATCGTTTGCAATTGGTTTTCAGTTATAACGGAACCACGACCGTCAACCATTAACGCGCCAACACCGGACGCACGAAATAAAATGTTTGTTTGCATAATTACTTATTTTTAGAATTTAACTTTTTTAATTTTTCATTGTATTTTTCACGGACTTCATCATCCGGGATGTGTTCAAAACATTGTTCCAAATTCGGGATCGTTTTTGCGTTTTGAATGTGATTCAAGATCCTTTGTCTTTCGATCAATCGATTGTGTTCATCAATGTCGATTGGTTGTTGTTTGGTGTTCGGATTGTCAATATAATTCAATGATTGACCGTGAATGTCATTGATCACCGCTTGGTCAAACGCGATCGCTCGTTGCAATTCCCTTGACTTTGGCGCGTATTTGTCCAACAATAATTTCAACGCGGTTTTCCGTCCCATTCCGTCAAAATCTTTTTGCCATCCGTTTTCCTTGTCTTTGAAATTTTTCGACCATTTTTTTCCGTGATCTTGCATTTCTTTTATTGTCATAAAAAGTGACTTTCGGAAACCATTTGTCAATTCAAAATATGCAACGAAACCAATGATCGGAAGTTTTTTTCTTTCGTCTTGATCTTGGTTCCAATCAAATTCGATTTGACCGGTCAAACGATCTTGACGAATGAATTCACCTTGTCGAACATCTTCAGCGTTTAAGGTGAAAAACTGATTGGTTCGATGTCCCAATTCGATCAAACCTTTGTAACCGATTTGAAATTGTGCCAATGTACGCCAAACAAATCCCGTTTTTTCTTTATAAACATTGATAAACGCTTGACCAAATGAAGGTTCGATCATCAAATTCAATGAAGCAATTGCGGAAACGGCGTTCAACAATGATGATGATTCCGCCTTCATCATTTCCGGGTTCTTTTGAACAACTTGCAAGGCGGATTGAAGAAACGAAATTCCGTTTTTTTCACCCAACATTTCTTTGAACTTGTCTTTGACTTCCGGTTGTTCGATCAAGTCTTTGAATGGTATTTGTTCGATTTTGTCTTTTTTCATTTTATTGACTTTTTTGAATTTCATCAACCCACTTTTTTTCACCGATTTTGATCATCAATTCACCAAAAGAATCCGCATCAACTGAATCAACCGAACGCCAATGAAATTCATCGTGAAGATCTGAAATTTTAGATTTTACGGTGACAACTTTTTCCATATAAACCGCAAACCAAACATTGTTGCGTTTACTTAAAACAATCTTATTCATCGGTTTTTTCAATTATAAAATCATTCCATTTCACATCACCAATTTCCATCAATTTGAAGATCCTTCCAATCAACATTGGCGTTTTCCCGTTTTTCCAATCCGAAAGAATTTGCGGATTCACTCCCAATCTTTCCGCCAAACCTTTTCGATCCAATGGTTTCAATTCCGGATTGTTCTTGTTGTACGCTTCAATCACGACGTCAACATCAATGATCAATTTTTTTTGTGCTTCTTTTGCCATACTAATTTTGTTTTTTAGGAAATAATACAATTGTCGTTTTGTCTTTCTTCAACCGCAAAACGTGTCGGTTGTTGCTTTCTTCCAATTGGAATCCGTTTTCAATTAATTCGGACGCCAACTTTGTTTGTTTGGATGATAAAAGTCCCATAAATGTTTGATTTAATTTAATACGATTTTGAAGTGATGAACATTGTTTTGTTCTTTGAAAAAATAATTTACGAACACCGCTTCATCGGTGTAAACAACCGCCAATTGACGCAAATTCAATTGGTTTTCGGTTTTCAAAAAGTCTTGATTTGTTGTTGTATTTTCCACGATTAAAATTGTTTGTTTGTGCAAATGTACATTTTTTTTTGTACAAACCAAATATTTTTTTTTGTAAAATTTATAAAAA